GTTCCTTCATGGACGGATACTATTGACTGTGGACAATTCTAATATTGATGCGAATGTTGTTATCGAACTCGCACTTAACAAACTAATTGAATTACAAAAACAAGTAATCTTGACGGAGGCAAAATATATAAGTCTTCGTCAAGATTATGTTCGACTTCAAAATGAACATGAGAAATTAAAAGAAAAATCTAATGAGTGGAGTGCTCCAACTACCACTAGAAAATCGACCACTAAATAGTAGGAAGCTAGTTGTATATTCATGGCAAAACCTAGCAGTAGACAAGAACTCATCGATTATTGCCTAAGACAGCTGGGTGAGCCTGTTTTGGAAATTAACGTTGACGATGATCAAATTGATGATCTCGTCGATGATGCAATTCAGTATTTCCAAGAGAGACACTTTGATGGTGTTGAGAGAATGTATCTCAAACACCAGATTAATCAGGATGATATTGACGAAGCTAGAAGTAATACTGTATCAACTGTTGGTTTCTCTTCCCAAGTTTTTAATGGTGAGAGATCTTCTGTTGTAAGTCTTAGTGCAGATAATATTACTATTGCCAATCATGGTTTAACTACTGGGTCTCCTGTTTACTATAGTTTTGCAGGAGCTGGACACACATCCATCGGTATTGTAACGACTTCTGTTGCAGGTGTTGGTACTACGTCATTCCTTGGTATATCAACCACTAGTGTTCAATACTATGCGATTGCAGATAACAGAAATCAAATTAGACTTGCAACAAGTAAGTCAAATGCCTCCAGTGGTATTGCAGTAACGTTCAGTACCGTTGGTGTTGGATCAACTCACTACATTACAACAAGAACTGAATTTACTGAGGCAAGAAACTATATTGAAATTCCAGATCACGTTATTGGGATCAATGGTATCTTCAGGTTTGATGATAATACCATTACCCAAAACATGTTCAGTATTTCTTATCAGATCTTCCTGAATGATGTATATAACTTTAGCTCCATTGAGATGTTGACATACTCAATGACTAAAGAGTATTTGGAAACAATTCAATTCCTCATAAGCCCAGACAAAAAAATTAGATATAACAAACGCGGAAATAGGTTGTATCTTGATCTTGATTGGAAGGGTGTTGCGTCAAACGAATATATTGTAATTGATTGTTTCCGTGTTCTGGATCCATCAGAGAATGAAAGAGTTTATAACGATAGTTTCCTGAAAAAATATCTCACTGCACTGATCAAGAAACAGTGGGGTGCAAACATGAGTAAGTATACAGGCGTAAAACTCCCAGGTGGAATTGAACTCAATGGTCGTCAAATTTATGAAGACGCACTGAGAGAGCTTGCAGAAATTCAACAAAGGATGACCTTTGATTATGAACTTCCTCCTCTTGACATGATCGGCTAATGGCTTTAAATCCGTTCTTCCTACAAGGTTCTCCTGGAGAACAAAGATTAGTTCAAGACCTCATCAACGAACAGTTGAGGATGTATGGGGTTGATGTTTATTATATGCCTAGAAAGTTTCTGGGTACAAAGACTATCATCAAAGAAAATGTCCTTGCAAAATTTGATGATAACTTTGTAATTGAAGCTTATATTCAAAACTATGAGGGTTTCCAAGGATCTGGAGACCTGATGACTAAGTTCGGTATCAGAACTACGGATGAACTTACTCTGGTTATTTCAAAAGAGAGATATGAAGACTTTGTAACTCCTTTCTATGTAGCTAATCCAACTGAAGAGTTACTGGTAACAAGACCAAAAGAGGGAGATTTAATTTACTTCCCACTCTCCGATAGTTTGTTTGAGGTTAAGTTTGTAGAACACGAAAACCCATTCTACCAACTTGGTAAACTCTACATGTATCAACTTACATGTGAGTTGTTTGAATATGAAGATGAAGTTATTGATACATCTATCGAAGCAATTGATGATAACGTAGAAGATAAGGGTTATATCGCAACTTTAACTTTGGCCGGAGTTGGTGTAACAGCCACTGCTCTTGCAGGAATTTACACTGGTGCAGTTAATCAAATTACATTAATTAATGATGGATATGGATACACTAGTGCTCCAGTAGTTTCAATCTCTACGTCACCTAATGGAGCTACTGCATCCAATGCAACTGCTGTGGCTATTACAACATCCAACACAGGATCTGGTTCTACAACGTTCTCCGTAAAACAGGTCTTAATTACAAATCCTGGTTTTGGCTATACACAACCCCCAACAATCACTTTCAGTGGTGCTGGCGGGTCTGGGGCGAGTGCCAGAACAGGTATTGGAACCACAGGTGTTGTTTACATTTCTAGTATTCAAAATGCTGGTGCTCAATATGTAACTGCCCCAGTTGTATCAATTTCAACATCTCCATCTGGACTTTCAACTGCAAATGCAACAGCTGTTGCTGTTGTAAGTGCTGGAGGAACTATATCTGCAATTAGATTTACTAACGCTGGATTTGGTTATACTCAGGCACCAACTGTTACGATTGCAGCTCCATCTGCTGGTGGTTCTGGAGTTGGAACTGGAAACTTTGTTCTTAATGAAGTTATTACTGGAGAAAGCTCTCTGTCCACTGCCCGTGTTAAGTCTTGGGATAGAGACACTAGAATTCTCAAGATTTCCAATCTCGCAGGAAACTTTGCCATTGGAGAAATTATCGTTGGAAGTGCAACAACGAACACCGATCCTGGTATTGGGACTACAGGAAGATACGCAGTTAAATCAATTCAATATGATGACCAGTATGATACTTATGCAGAAAACATTGTTATTGAAAATGAGGCTGATGGTGGAATTCTTGACTTTACAGAGACCAATCCATTTGGTACTTTCTAAATAGTTAAAAAATACCATGGTTGGACAATACTTTTATCACGAGATCCTGAGAAAAACCGTTATTGGTTTTGGTACTCTGTTTAATCAAATTGAAATTCGTCACTCTGACAACAATGATAATGTCCAGAGTAAGATGAAAGTGCCATTGGCCTATGGTCCAATGCAAAAGTTTCTTGCTAAGATTGAACAACAACCAAATCTTCAGGGTAGACCTGCGATTACATTACCTCGCATGTCCTTTGAGATGACTGGTATCACATATGATTCAACCAGAAAAGCCTCAATTACACAAACATTCAAAACTTGCAATACTGGTGAGTTAGGGAACATCAAAAAGGTTTACATGCCTGTTCCTTACAATATTAATTTTCAGTTGAGTATTGCAACGAAATTGAATGATGATATGTTGCAAATTCTGGAACAAATTCTTCCATACTTTCAACCTGGATTGAATATTACTATTAATCTTGTTTCATCTATTGGTGAAAAAAGAGATGTTCCAATCATCCTTGAAAACATCAATATGACTGATGATTATGAAGGCAGCTTCGATAATCGTCGTGCAATGATTTCAACTTTGACATTTACAGCTAAATCATATCTGTTTGGTAAGATTGCAGATAACTCTGATGGTCTTATCAAGAGAGTTCAAGTTGATATGTTTGATGACACAAATAGAGTCACTGCAAAGAGAGTTCAGAGATATGCTGCAACTCCTAGAGCTATTAAGGACTATAATGATGACGCAACAACTGTCATCAATGAAGTCTTTACTGTAAATCAAACACAGATGTCAGTCAATGATTCCTCAGGACTTAGCGTTGACGATTACATTGTTATTGATAATGAAAACATGCAAGTCCGTTCCATCAGCGGAAACGATGTCACCGTTCATAGAGGAGTTGATGGAACAACCGTATCTGAACATACTGCTGGATCTGTTGTAAATCTCATCAGTGGAACTAGAACACCTGATCTGCCTCTAAGTGGTGACGATGCTCTAATTGTGGCTGGTGATGACTTTGGTTTTAATGAATTGACTTCATTCTACGAAGACTATAAGACTTATTCACCTTCACAGGGAACTGATGTTTAATTCTGAGGAACAACAATGGCGTTTGATGATATCGGGAAAGCACTTGACATTCTTAAAGATGACGGAGGCAGTGAGATTGCCCCTGTTAGCGGCGATGTACAAGTCCCAAAACAGCGAGAAGAAAAACCAGACCTGAAAAGAGACTACGAATACACA